CTATAGCCTGGGGTTTAAGGATGCGGTAAAAAGGTGCTCAGACGGCCCGCGGGCTAAGGAGGTGAATCATGACCATCAAGTTTAACGACGGGCCCCCTGAGGCCCATAGGATGATCGAGCAGGCCGAGCAGTTCGGTATTGAGTTCGCTGATGGCGCCCAGCGGTCCAAGTTCCTCGAGTTCATGGAGGAGGTTTACCGGCACGGTGCGAGCTTTGGGTTTGACTGCGCGGTCCGGTCGATCCTACTGAGCGGCAAGGTCACGGTCCGGCAGCAGCCCCTATCGGACTATGACATCAAGGAGCACCTCTGGGATCACAACTCCGACTTGGGCTGGGGCAACCTGACCGAGATCGTGGCCGAGATTGAAACGCTTCATGGCATTAGGGAAAAACCATCTCTCAGGTCTCACTAAGAGGAGTAAAATGCAGGATAGAGAGGCGCTCAATAAGGCGCCTTTTCTGGTTTTGGGCAGTGGTGAACCGATGGCTAACCGCAGGTCAACCGCAGGTTAACCGTCGGTTGAACAAAGAAACGACACCCCGAAGTCGTTAAATCCGGGGACCTTTACGCTTGGGCGGGTCTCAGCCGTAAGGGGGTCGGGCTCACAGGATTCCGGCAACGGTGGGATTCGGTTGGGGTACACAACCCGGCCCCCGCCAGAGTTTGGAGGGTGTTAAGCAGGCAACAGAGGATGCGGGACGCCGGGGTTTTTTCCTGCTTTCTACTCGGCACCGAGGAAACCGCCAAATCTGGCCCTCCGCCCTAGACCGCTGGCTAACCGCCGGTTAGAATTCGCCGCATCAACCAAACACGTAGGAATAAGGGTAATGCCTGAAACACGTAAGAAGACCAAGCCAACGGCAGAGATGACCGTCACGGCGGCTGCGGCCCCGGGAGAAGCCCCGCCGAAACCTAAGATTGGCCGCCCATCCAAATACACCCCGGAGCTCGCCGCAGAGATATGCGAACGACTCGCTAACGGAGAGCCACTAAGGCAGATATGCCGAGATGACCATATGCCGGCATGGCAGAAGATCTATGAGTGGATGGTGAAGGATAAAGATCTTTCGGGAGCAATCGCACGCGCGCGTGAAGTTGGCCAGGACGCCATCGCCGAGCAGATCTGGATTGACATGCAGGTGGAGCCCGAGCGCATTCTGTCGGAGGGCGGCGGCCGGATTGACTCTGGTTATGTCCAGCTGATCCGGGCCCGCGCTGACATCGGTCTGAAGCTCCTGGCCAAATGGAACCCCAAGCGCTACGGCGACCGGGTAGAGCTTGCCGGGGACAAAGAGAACCCCCTGCAGATCAACGCCCAGATCGAGACCAAGAACCTATTCTCGACCATTCTAAACAATCTTGAGCTAAAAAAGCAGGTCTAATGAGTGACCTGGCCGAGCTGCTTGCCGACCCAGAGACGCATGCCAAGTTCGCCACCCTGCCCCACGATTACCAGGCGGCATGGGCCTGGCGGGCAAAGTGGCTTATTAAGGCTCACCGGCACCAGATCGTCCCGCCGGGGGACTGGTGGACCATCTGGCTCATGCTAGCCGGCCGAGGCGCTGGCAAGACCAGGACGGCCGCGGAACAGGTGGGCTGGTGGGCCTGGGAGATGCCAGATACCCGCTGGCTGGTCGCAGCGCCGACATCAATGGATGTCCGGTCGACCTGCTTTGAGGGTGAGTCAGGGCTACTGGCCGTGATTCCCGAGGTCTTAATCGCTGACTACAACCGGGCCTATCACGAGATCAAGATGACCAACGGCAGCCTGATCAAGGGCGTGCCGGCGTCTGAACCCGACCGGTTCCGCGGTGGCCAGTATCACGGCGCCTGGTTAGACGAGCTAGCCGCCTGGGATTACCTACAGGAAGCCTGGGACATGATCATGTTCTCTGTCCGCCTGGGCGATCGCACCAGGATCATGGCCACCACCACCCCGAAGCCGAAGGACCTGATCGTCGAGCTCATAGGCCGGGAAGGGGAAGACGTCCACCTGACGACCGCCTCGACCTACGCGAACCTAGATAACCTGGCCCCGAGCTTTCGCAATCAGATCCTGCAGTACGAGGGCACCAAGATCGGCCGGCAGGAGATATACGCCGAGATCATCGACCCAGAGGAGGGCGGTATTGTCCACCGGGAGTGGTTCAAGCTCTGGCCGGCTGATAAGCCGATTCCCAGGCTTGAGTTCGTGCTCCAGTCCTACGACTGCGCATTTACCGAGAAGGCCCAGAATGACCCGACCGCCTGCATCACGTTCGGGGTGTTCAAGCCCCAAGACGGCGGCATGTCGGTGCTCATCATCGACTGCTGGCAAGATCGCCTGCAATACCCTGATCTTAAGCCCAAGGTCATCGACGAGTACGAGACCGTCTTCGGCGATGGCAATGACCGTAAGCGGGTCGACCTGGTGTTGGTAGAAGACAAGGCCGCGGGCATCTCCCTCATCCAAGACCTGCAGCGTGCCTACGTACCGGTGCGGTCATACAACCCTGGTCGGGCAGACAAGGTCCAGCGACTATCGATTGTGGCCAACATCATCCGCGCAGGACGCGTCTGGGTGCCGGAGAGTAGCAACAGATCTGGGTATGTGCGAGACTGGGCGGAAGGCATGGTGAGTCAGGTCTGCTCGTTTCCGAATACCGATCATGACGACTTCTGCGATGCGATGAGCCAGGCGCTTCGATATCTGCGAGACGCCGGGTTCTTGAACATCGACCCGCCACCGCCAGAGGGTTTGGATGAGGACGATTACATCGATGCAGGCATTCGTAAGAAAGAAAACCCATATGCCGTTTAGAGGGCTAAATCGTGTCTGAGTTCGGCAGACAGCTCGCTGACCTGGTCATGACGCCTCAGTCACCGGAGCCAGAGACCCCGCCCGCGCTGCCACCGGGCACGCCTGAGATGAAGCCCTATGACCCGACGATACGGGAGCGAATGTCCTCTGGCCTGCAGTCCGGTCTAGAAAAGCTGGGCATGGACCGCTACAAGGCCCGCCAGCGAGCACAAACAGTAATGGGCGGCCCGAGCTCTGCCCTTCCGATCGGCGGGGTTGCAGACTTTCTGCCATTCGTTGGCACGGCGCTACAGACTCAAGAAGCGGTCCGTGGTGGTGAGGCAGCCATGCAGTCAGCCAGGGAAGGCGACTACATCGGTGCGGGGGTTGAGGGAGCGTTTGCTGCCCTGAGCATGGTCCCCGGAGCGGTGGCGACCACAAAAGCGGTCCGAGCGATGCGAGCTAAACAGGCAGCTGATAAAGCCGTGACTAGCGAGCTTCGTGATCTACTTGGTATGCCTGATAAACCGAAGATGGCAGCGGGTGGCGAGGTAAGGATGCAGGGCGGCGGTAATGCTGCTCAGATTCAGGCGCAGTTAGCCGCAGGCGTTCCGGTGCAGATGTCCCGCGGACCTGAAGGTGACATTGCAAGACAGATGATTTTTGAGGAAGAAGACGCAAGGCGCCGGGCTGAGGCAGAGCGCCAAGCCAAGATGCAGGCCAAGCCTTTTGGCGAGAAGCTAAGAGGCGGCATTGAGGCTGGCCAAACCATCCAGTCCATCATCGGCCGATCCTTAGCCTCCCCTTTTGTAGCCCTAGCGCAAGGGGAAGATGCTGCTAAGAAGTTTGCTCAGGAGGTGGTGCTGCCCGAGTCTGAGTATGGAATCTATGCCCTAGGTAGAACCGGAGAGGCGCTAGAGCCGATCGGTCGGGCGATTGAGCGAGCCAAGATCCCCGATGTGCCATTTTTGCCAGAGGTTGGTGCGTCTTACATCCCTGGCCTTGGCAGACAGTTGGCAGAGATCGCTGGAAAGGCAGCCCGAAATGTGGATGCCGCAATCCCTGCTGAACTCAAGAACCTCCCGGTCGGTGCATCGATTCAGCCGGTCGGTCAGACCACCGAGCAGTGGTTAAAGAGTTTAGAAAAACCGCCCAAGCCTGCAGGCTCCAAGATGGAGGTCTTTGCTCCTGCCGATGACCTGGGCCTTTATTCTAAGATGGAGAAGGCTGCGCTTAACTTTAAACGCAAAGAAGGAACCGGAGATGCTTGGCTGGCTGACTTTAAGAACGCTGGGGTAAGCGACGAGGAACTCGAATATAGTGGCATGAAAGACATTCTGGCTGGCATAACAAAGCCACGGAGCCGAGAAACAATTGCAACCTATGCAAGACAAAACCGGATGCCGCTACAGGCTGTAAGGGCGACTGAAGGCAGTGATGTTCGGGATTTTAAATTTAGTGCAGCCGAGGTTATTGATAACAACGATTACATAAAATCTCGTGCCGCAGATATTGAAAATGAGTTTGAAGATTATTATCCAGGCGGAATTGATGGGTTGCGTGAAAATGTCATGCGCAACTTTACCGATCAGGAATTAAAAGATCCTAATATCTTGGCAAGTATTGACGAGACAGTAGAGGCCAATAAAAAACAAAAGGCTTACGATCTTGCTTATACGGAATACTACAACGATCCTTATTACCGATCCTTCAATAATGCAGGTTACGAAATAGTTGGTAGTAATGACACAGGATATACGGTCCAAACTCCGAATGGCGAATACCTGAAAGAACGATCGCAGACCGGAGATCTTCAAATCCGTTTCTTTAAAAACATTGAAAGCGCCGAGGGTTTTGCAAATCAACACGCCATGGATATGGGGTTGATGAAACAAAATTCAACTCAATACTCAAAATATCAATTGGATCGCGGTGGTGATTACGAGGAGATGAAGATTATCCTGCCGCAACCCACAGGTAAGCGTTCATTTCACGGTGATCACTGGGACGAAGAGGATGTCTTATCGCACTATCGAACCCAAGTGCGGGAAGACACCGAAGGCAAAAGAATGCTTTATGTTGACGAGGTGCAGTCCGACTGGCACCAGGCGGGCCGGGACAACGGTTATTTTATGAAGGAAGACCAAGCAAAATTTGAATTGGCATCTAAAAAATTAAAAGATATTTCTTCAAAGCATGATCAAATTGTTAAAAATTTACAAGAAGTTTATTTAAGTCTTGAACCAGAATATAAAAAGCAAAATGCGTTGCCAAACTACATTTCTGTGCCGTTTGTTGATA